ACACAAAGACGCCAAGATGCTTTTAGCGATTTGCTCGAGGACCATCCGACAACAGGGTCTTAACTGCCCTCCAGCTGTGACCTTTACCTCCAGCCATATGAGACCGCCAATTCCATCATTTCTGCTCTGGACTGAGGGGTCTGATGTTCTGATGGATTTTGATTTGGACACCATCCCAGCTGGATCAGTTACTGGATCATCCATTGGTCCAAAGTTCAAAATCAAAACACAGGCTGCTTCATCTTTTGTGCATGATTTCACCTTTGCCCACTGGTGCGATGCGTCCGACATGCCCCTCAGAGACCACTTCCCGCTGGTCAATGACACTTTTGACCACTGGACTCCTGATTTCATCTCGCAGAGGCTAGATGGAAGCAAGGTGGTGGTTGAGTTTACAACCAACCGGTCAGACCAGGAACAATCTCTGATCAGTGCTTTCAACACCAAAGTAGGAAAGTACGAGGTTGCTCTTCACAATCGATCGACTACCAGCAGCATACTATTTGGAGTGGTTGTGGTCAGTGAGACAACAGTAGTCACCAACTTGAACTTAAATCAGCAAGAGGTAGATGAGCTCTGCTTTAGGTTCTTAGTTGCTAGAGCTGTTCACCTGGAGATGACCACCAAGATGATCATTCCAGAGTATGATGATGAGGATGAAGACAAGAGAAGCCGAGAAGTGAAGGCAGCCTTCCACTCTGTACAGCCAGATTGGAATGTGACAGAAGCCAACTTTGCCCCTTTCTCCAGAAGGATGTTCTCCAACTTTGCCCAAATGGAGCCAGACAAGGAGTACCTGGCTCACATCATATTGGACTCTCTGAAGCAAGCACAGGCGGATCTGGATGGCAATCATTACCTCAATGAGAGTTTGACTGAGCAAGCCAGACTTGATAGGAACAGAGAGGAGAGCTTGAACATGGTTAAGGACTTCGAACGAGACTTCAACAATGCAGCCCAGCGGTCAGCTTGGAGCCACAAGTCCACTGTGCCTTTTCCAGGAGTGATCCCGAAGGTGAGCGGAGACACCACATCCCTTTCTAGACTTGTCGAGCTACCAGTGATCACCGGGGGATCAGACGCAACAATCAGGGCTTGGAGGTCAGCCTATGGATCAGTGAGCAACGGAACAGTTGAAAGGTGTGATGAGGATGTGGAAAGAGAAAGGAGGGCAGCCCTGTGCTCTCTCACTGTGGAGGAGCTAGAAGAGTCCAAGGCTCTGAGGATGAAATACCACAGGTGCAAGATAGACAATGGAATGATGGACAAGTTGGATTTAGCAATGCAAGGGGTTGAGGCTAAAGAGTTCAAGAATCACCCATCCATCATCAAGAAGAGATCAAAGTCGAAGAAGACCTTTCCTCTGACTGCAGACACTCGAGACATCGACTTGTTCCTCCATCATGATGACTTGATGTTCAACAATGAGCACTCCCAGACACCTCCAGCAGCCATGATTGAGGCTGTCAAGGCTGGGGCTGATGCACAATCACTGCATGGGTTGGACAAGAGTGCAAATCCATGGTACGCCTCAGCTCTCTGGTTCCTTGGGCTCCCCATAGGACTATGGCTTTTCATGTGCACCTGCATCGGAGTGGAGTTAAGCATCAGTCTGAAACAACACTGTGGCAGGCAAAAGTTCATCATTAAGAAGCTAAGGTTCTTTGACATCTTCCTCCTGATCAAGCCCACGAATTCTGGAAGTCACGTCTTCTACTCAATTGCATTTCCAGAGTCAGCCATTCTTGGGAAGTTGCACAGATCCCAGTGTTTTAAGGGCTTGCAGTTTGAGGATGGGTGGTTCTGGACTGAGTTCAGCTCCTTTAAAATGTCAAAACTGACTAATGTTGTGAAATGCCTGTCCACTGGGTTCAACTTGTTTTGGTTCTGGAGAGATTACTATGAAGTACCCTTCTGGGCTGGGAATGAGAAAGACTTCCAAACAGGGAAACAGAGAGCCAACAAAATGTTCAAGTTTTGCTTGCTAATGCTGTTAGAGGACAAAGCCAGGACAGAGGAAATTGCTACGCTGTCTAGGTATGTCATGATGGAAGGGTTTGTCAGTCCCCCTTGCATTCCAAAACCCCAGAAGATGATCGAGAAGTTGCCTAATCTGGCTAGGACTAAGTTCCAGGTGTGGCTGATATCCAGAATGCTGCAGACAATTATTAGAGTGTCAGATTACCCGTTCAAAATCACAGCAGGACACAAATCAGCCAACTGGACAGGCATGTTCAACTGGGTCACAGGAGAACCAATTGAATCAACGCAGAAGCTAATTTCCCTGTTCTACTTGGGTTACCTTAAGAACAAAGAGGAGTCCCCTGAGAGAAATGCAAGCATTGGAATGTACAAGAAGATACTGGAGTATGAGGACAAGCACCCCGGAAGGTACACCTACCTAGGGCTTGGGGACCCTCCTAGTGATGACACTCGTTTCCACGAGTACTCCATTAGCTTATTGAAGCATCTCTGCATCCATGCTGAGCATGATTTGAGGCGGAATTGGGGGGAATCTTTCAAAGCCATGATTTCTCGAGATATTGTGGATGCCATTGCCAGCTTGGATCTGGAGAGACTGGCAACTCTGAAGGCTTCCAGCAACTTCAATGAAGAGTGGTATCAGAAGAGGGGTGATGGAAAGACCTACCATCGGAGCAAGGTTCTGGAAAAAGTCAGCAAGTATGTCAAGAAGAGTAGCTCACATGTCCACCATATCATGGAAGAATGTCTTCGGAAGGTTGAGAGCCAAGGTTGTATGCATGTGTGTCTGTTCAAGAAACCGCAGCATGGTGGTCTGAGAGAGATATATGTTCTTGGATTTGAAGAGAGAGTGGTCCAGCTGGTGATAGAGACCATTGCAAGGCAAATCTGTAAACGGTTCAAATCTGAAACCTTGACCAACCCAAAGCAAAAACTGGCCATTCCTGAAACACATGGTCTTAGGGCTGTCAAGACATGTGGCATTCATCATGAAACAGTGGCGACATCAGACGATGCTGCCAAATGGAATCAGTGCCATCATGTCACGAAGTTTGCTTTAATGCTCTGCCATTTCACAGATCCTTTGTTTCATGGGTTCATCATTAGAGGATGTTCCATGTTCATGAAGAAACGCATAATGATTGATCAGAGTCTGATTGATATCATAGACTCCCACACCACACTGGAGACATCTGATGCATACCTCCAAAAGATCCACAGAGGGTACCATGGGAGTCTTGATGACCAGCCTAGATGGATCTCTAGAGGCGGGGCCTTTGTGCAGACGGAAACTGGTATGATGCAAGGCATACTTCATTACACCTCTAGTCTACTCCACACCTTGCTCCAGGAGTGGCTTAGAACTTTCTCACAAAGATTCATCAGGACAAGGGTTTCAGTCGACCAGCGCCCAGATGTCCTAGTGGATGTCTTGCAGAGCTCAGATGATTCTGGCATGATGATCTCCTTCCCGTCAACAGACAAGGGAGCCACTGGGAAGTACAGATACTTGTCTGCCCTTATTTTCAAGTACAAAAAAGTCATTGGCAAGTACCTTGGCATCTACTCATCTGTAAAGTCCACTAACAACACCCTCCACCTACTAGAATTCAACTCAGAGTTTTTCTTTCACATCAACCACAACAGGCCTCTACTAAGGTGGATCACAGCTTGTGACACCATCTCAGAGCAAGAATCTCTGGCTTCAAGGCAAGAAGAGATGTACAACAATCTGACATCAGTTCTCGAGGGTGGTGGCAGCTTTTCTCTGGTTTCCTTTTGCCAGTTTGGTCAGTTGCTCCTACACTACACTCTATTAGGCATGACAGTTTCCCCACTGTTCCTTGAGTACATAAAGTTGGTGTCAGAAATAAAGGACCCTTCCCTGGGCTACTTCCTGATGGATCACCCGTTCGGGTCTGGTCTATCAGGATTCAAGTACAATGTCTGGGTGGCTGTTCAAAACAGCATACTAGGATCCAGATATAGATCCTTGCTGGAGGCTATACAGAATTCTGACAGTGCTGCTCCAAAGAAAACCTTGGATACAACAACTTCTGGGACTTTCGTGCAGTCCACAATCATCAGGTTTGGAGATAGAAAGAAATGGCAGAGACTGGTGGACAGGTTGAACCTCCCAGAGGACTGGCTGGATGTGATTGACAAGAATCCTGAGATTGTGTATCGTCGACCCCGAGATGGCTTTGAAGTGAGCCTGAGGATTGCAGAGAAGGTCCATTCTCCAGGAGTCTCTAACTCCCTGTCCAAGGGCAACTGCATCATCAGGGTCATCTCATCATCAGTGTACATCCTGAGCAGGAGCATTCTAAGTGATGGTCTGGCTTGGCTCTATGATGAAGAAGAGGAGGTCAAACGCCCTCTGCTGTACAAGGTTATGAATCAGCCTGAGCTGGACCTCCATTCCAGGTTGACTCCGGCACAGCTGTCAACGTTGTTTCCCATGATGGCTGAATTTGAGAAGTTGCAGACCCATCTTAGGAGTTATATGAAAATTGAAGGTGAGTTCATATCAAAGAAGAAGGTCATAACTCAGACTAGGGTCAACATTCTTGAGACTGAGAGATTCCTTAGAGCACGACCTGAGGACTTGATTGCGGATAAATGGTTTGGCTTCACCAGAACAAGAATGACTCCAAGGACTTTCAAAGAGGAGTGGGAGAATCTGACTTCTGTGTTTCCATGGCTAACAGGAAACCCCTCTGAGACTCTGGAACTTTCTCCTTTCCAGCACCATGTCCAGCTAAGAAATTTCTTCAGTAGACTGGACCTCAAGGGGAGAGACATCAGAATTATAGGAGCTCCTATAAAGAAGTCTAGTGGTGTGAGCAACGTCTCTACAGCCATTAGGGACAACTTCTTCCCCAGGTTTGTCCTGACTCACATACCAGATGAAGCTGCAATGGAAAGAATTGAAGCAGCAGGCATTCTGAAACATGCTCTCTTCCTCACAGTGACAGGACCTTACACCGATCAGTCAAAGCTGGATATGTGCAGGGATTTTATCACTAGCTCAGAGCCCATCACTCTTAAACCTAACCACGGAAAAACCAGGACCAACGTGCTTTCCCTTTTTCAGGATTACTTCTCCAAGAGGGGGCCAGACATCATCTTCAACAGAATTCAGATGGCTAACTGTGGAGTGATCGGAGGATTCACATCTCCTCAGAAGCCAAAGGAGGTTGACGGCAAGATTGTCTACACTGGTGATGGTGTGTGGCGAGGAATTGTTGACGGTTTTCAGATCCAGCTGGTCATTACCTACATGCCAAAGCAGAAGTCAAATGAGCTAAAATCCATAACTGTCAACTCAGACAGATGCATCTCTGCCTTGAGCAGCTTCTGCCAGTCGTGGTGCAAAGAAATGGGAGTGTTCAACACCGAGGATTTTTCCAAGACCCAGAGATTCTCAAAAGCGTCCTTCTTCATGCACAAGTTCAAGATCTCTGGTTCAAAGCAGACTCTAGGTGCTCCGATCTTCATCGTCAGTGAGAAGATCTTCCGACCCATCTGCTGGGACCCATCGAAGCTGGAATTTAGAGTGCGCGGGAACACTCTAAATCTCACTTACAAGGAAGTCAATCCAGGTGCTGGCCAGAGAATGTTCAACATTCTCAGTTACACTGTCAAGGATACAGATGTCTCTGATGAGAATGCTTTCAAGCTCATGTCATTGTCGCCTAGACACAAGTTCCATGGGCGGGAGCCGAGCACTTCTTGGATCTGCATGAGAGCCCTGCCTATCAGCACCATTGACAAGCTGCTAGAGAGAATATTGAACAGGGAGAGAATAAGTGGATCAATCGACAACGAACGCCTGGCTGAGTGTTTCAAGAATGTGATGGAGTCAACCTTGAGGCGTAAGGGAGTGTTTCTATCTGAATTCTCAAGGGCCACTCAAAAGATGCTGGATGGTCTCAGCAGAGATATGTTGGACTTTTTTGCTGAGGCTGGCCTCAATGATGATCTCCTGCTGGAAGAGGAGCCATGGCTGAGCGGTTTAGACACTTTTATGCTGGATGATGAGGCATACCTGGAAGAGTACAATCTTGGTCCTTTCGGTGTGTTCAGTGTGGAGCAGGAGATGAACACCAAGTACTACCACCACTTGCTTCTGGACTCCCTGGTTGAGGATGTAATCCAGAAATTGTCCCTGGACGGGTTGAGGAAGTTGTTTCAGGAGGAAGAAGCTCCATTGGAATACAAGAAAGAGGTGATTCGACTGCTCAACATCTTGCAAAGGGATGCGAGTCAGATAAAGTGGAAGAGCAGAGACCTTTTGTCAGAGAACATGGGTCTTGACGTTGATGATGACATGTTTGGTTGAGTGACTTTTCTTTGGGTTGGATGCTGGCATTGCTTTTACTATCTCTCTCTCTTTGAATGTATCTTCCTTTACTTCCATCTTGGCGGACTTTGTGT